TGGGCGGATAAAGTGAAGTGGTAATATGAATAAAAAAGTTAAAGCTCCTGCCGGTTATCATTGGATGAAGTCAGGTAAGGGTATTAAGTTAATGAAGCATAGTGGTGCGTTTAAACCTCATAAAGGTGCTAGTCTTACTGCTGGGTTTAAAGTACAAATGAAACACTCTAAGCCTAAAAAGAAATAATGGCGTCAGCTACAAAAACAAAACCAGCATTATGGAAACGAATTGTTTCTTCTGTTAAGTCAGGAACTAAAGGTGGGGGTAAGGGGCAATGGTCTGCACGTAAAGCTCAATTAGCTACTGCAAGATATAAAAAAGCAGGTGGTGGATATAAAGGAGCTAAGTCATCTAGTAATAGTTTGACTAAGTGGGGCAAGCAGAAGTGGGATTATGTTAGTAAAGGTGATAAGAAGAAACCTAAAAAGAAACGTGGTCGTTACTTACCTGAGTCAGTTAGAAAAAGTCTTAGCCCTTCTCAGAAAGCAAGTACTAACAGAGCTAAGAAAAGAGCTACTGCAAAAGGAAAGCAAAAAGCTAAATATAGTAAATCAGTTGCAAAAAAAGTAAGGAGAGCATAATGCCACAAGGTAAAGGTACATACGGTTCAAAGAAGGGAAGACCTTCAAAAAAGAAAAAAGGTAAAGCGTTAAGTAAGAAACAAAAAGCTCTACCTAAAAAACTTCAAGCTTTAATAATGAAAAAGAAGAAGAAGAAATAATGCCTAGATTTGGAAAGACAAGTAAGAAAAGATTAAAAGGTGTAGACGATAGGTTAGTTAAAGTTCTTAATGAGCTTATTAAAATTATGGATGTAACCATTATAGAAGGTTTACGTACAGGCGAAAGACAGAAAGAGTTGTTAAAGAAAGGGGCTACTAAAGTTAAGTACTCTAAGCACATGGAAGGTAAAGCTGTAGACCTAGCTCCTTATCCTATAGACTGGAAGAATAGAGATGGGTTTCACTATATGGGTGGAATGATTAGAGGAATAGCCAAACAACTTAATGTTAAAGTTCGTTGGGGTGGAGACTGGGACTCTGACGGAGATGTTAAAGATAATGGATTCGATGACTTGGTACATGTGGAGATACTTGATTAATGCCTAAGCAGTATTTAAATATAAATAGTTTTGCAAGGGGAATTAATAATGTAAAAAACCCTAGGGATTTATCTGTAGGAGAAGCAGCTGACTTAGTAAATTTTGACGTAAGTAATTTAGGTGAGCTTAGACCTAGGGGAAAGTTTGATGAGCAAACAAATAATGCAGAAGCTTACAAGCCGGGGTCTAACCACACTCCTACGATAACATCTTCTGTTAATCCGGGTTATGGGTTACATTACTTTGAATACGATGATGAGTCTGGTGTAGCTGGATTTTCATTAACAGGAATAACACCTACTGGAGATGTTCAATTAAATACAGGTTCTAATCCATATGGAAATGCAGATGGAACAAGTAGTAATTATTACGTTTCATTTATTCCAAAAGGAGATACTCAGCCAGATTTTAACATAACTGTTCCTCCTGCGAACTTACTTATTATTGGAGTTAGACATTTATCAACTGCATCAATTTTAACAAATTCAAACAACTCTTTATTAAATAGTCATGATGATATACCAATTAAAATAGAAATAAGTGGCACAACTAATAACAATGGTATATTTACAATACAAAGAATATTAACTACTAACTCAACAGCTTCAAGTGCCTCAGATAGAGTTATAGTACCTAATTACAATGGTCATGAAATAACTACAAAAGGTAGTGCGGATGGTGCTACAGCTATTGAATTAGCTGAAGATGTAGTCGCTGAAGATATATTAGCTAGTGCAACCATTACTATTAAGAGAGTAGGTGTTCAAGATGACATTGCTATGCTTTATGGAAATACAGATGATAATAAAATTGATGTATATAAAGATTCTACTGGTGCTGTAACAGCAGATGTAATAGACTTAGAAACAATATCTTCTACAAGTTCTTACCCTAATTGGGTTTTTTATTCAGTTAACTCTGCGGTTAGAGTAGCTGATGGAAATAGGCAAAATATATCAAAGCCTAAATGGTATGGATATATTAAAAGAGACCACTTTTATGCAGTTGCTGGAAATGAAGCTACTGCGGCTGAATTAACAAGCTTTATAAGTAGGGTTATTCCTTCTAATTTATATGCTGAAAATAATGACTTAGCAAAACCAACAGGTGGAGATGTAATAGCAACAGTTAATGGCTCTAATGAATTTGCAGCTGATGGAACTGGTTGGTCTTTAGCTATAGAAGAACATGGTTCAGACTCAGGAGGATGGGAAGCTACTACCTATGAATTTGCAAGTACTTTTATTTATGACGGAAACCAAGAGTCTCTTTTAAATAAATTAAATACTACTTTTACAGCTAGTAATGGTTTTAGAAAATTACTAATAAATGTTTTTGCTTCTCAGGACGTAGCAAGTAGCTCTACTACTTTTTCAAATAGAATATCTGGTGGAAGAATATATATTAGAAAAGGAGATGGTTTAGGAGATATTAGCTCTGGAGAAGACTGGACTCTACTTGCCGATATAAATATTAAAGATGGTGTTAGAACTTCAATGTTATCAGATTACAAACAATGGGTTCAAGACAGTACGACTCAAGGAGTTTCTGGAGACCATCACTTTAGAATTACTGACCCTAATAATACTACAGTAGGTAATAGAGCCAGTACCTACTGGATGTTAGAATTAGAAAATCAAAGCATAGAAACATATACTTCATTAAATGGTTTTTCTCAATCTACAAAGCAAATATCTTTTGGTCAGTCAGGTGCTAGTTATGTAACTGCAACCTTGTCAGGTAGAAGAGCTTTTGTTGCTAATGTAAAATATGATGAAGGAGAATCTGGCTCAGTAGATGGACTAACTGAGTTTAGTAGTTATGGTGATAGAATAATGTATAGTGAAATAGGTAAGTACGATACATTCCCAAACTTTAATTACATAGAAGCATCTAAAGGTGATGCAGAAAATTATGTTAAGTTAGAATCTTTTGCCGATAGAATACTAGCATTTAAACAAAGAACTATGCAAGTAATTAACGTAGCTTCTTCATCTCCAAGTAATTGGTTCGTTGAAGACACAATATATAATGCAGGAGTCCTTCATTCTTACTCAGTAGCTAAGGGAAACGCAGGAGTTATCTGGGCAAATAGAAATGGAGTTTTTTACTTTAATGGTTCAACAACTATTAATGTAACTGATGGTAAAATAAATGATGAAGATTGGGTTTCTTTTTCAGAAGCAACTAGCGGTGCTCAAAATCAAATGTCTGTTGGTTACATATCGGATAAAAACCAAGCTATAATAATTCAAAAAGTTAATGCAGCTAGACATGGATATATATACGATATTAAAAATCAAGCATTTTCATATGCAGATGATATAGCTCCAAATGCTTTTAACGATACAGCTACTAATGGTGCTAGTTTTACTCCAGTATTAACCAATTTTATAAATGATAGTAGAGGTAGGCTGGTAACTGCATACGATGTCCAAGCAACTAACCTTGCAGGAGAAGGTGCTAACAAAGTATATACTACTAATTTTAAATCTGAACCAAGTGTTCATAAAGACTACAGAGTGCAAACGCCCGATTTTTCATTAGGTCAAACTTCTTTAATTAAAAAGTTTTACAAGTTATATATTCATTATAGACATACGGCTAGTACTCTTATTCCTGCGTCTAATATATATTATCAAATCAATCAGAATGGTACATGGACAGCATTTAGCTCAGGTTCTTTTGTGCAATCTAGTAATAATTATAAAATAGCTGTTTTCTCTCCAAGTAGTATAGTATCTTTTCAAAGTATTTCTTTTAAAATAGACATAACAGAAGGCACTAATAGTTGGGATACTGATACAGGTTTATATGTAAATGATATGCAAGTAGAGTATAGAGTACTAGGATTAAAACAAGTGAGTGCAGGTTAATGATTAGAAACTTAAGAAGATTAGCTAATTTTACAGAACAACCTCAGTCGTTTAATGAAGGTGGTCATTCGTCTTTACAGGAAGGTGGTTCTTTTATAACTATAGAAAATGGAAGACTTGCAATATATAAGAAGCATAAAGGTTTAAAATGGAAATCCTATATGTCTTCAGATGGTAATGAGTATGTAGATAAAAAATTAACTACTAATGCCTTAGAGTATACTAATAAGTTTATAGACTATCGAGTGTTTAAACATAGTTTTACAGACGACTTACCTGCTACAGAAGTTTATATTCCTTGGCAAGGCACAGGAGAACAAACCACCTTACTAAGTGCAACTAGTGGGTTTTTAGCTCCACATAAAATGACTTGTCATAAATTAATAGTAAGAACTCCAGCTATAGATGCGGTAGCTACTGATATTATATTTGGTATTAGAAAAATAGATAGTGGAGATACAACAATAGATTCAGTCTGTACATATGATGCTACTTCAAACTGGGTTAGCAATACAAACTTTACAATTAATCAATCTGACTGGACTGCTTCTCCTACTATTGAAGCTGGAGAATTAGCTGGTATAAGTATAAATGCAGACGATACTGATATAGTAACATCTGAAAAACATTTTCATATAACCTCCGTATGGAGAACTGAAGTAACAATATAAAGGACAATCATGTACGATAAAAAGAAAACAATTAAAGGATATATGGGTGGAGGTTACATGAAGCCTATGAGTTATGCAAATGGTGGATACATACCCGGACTATCCAGTCTATTATACGGAGCTAGACTAAACAGAGATAAAGAAATAGCAATGAAAGAATTTGAAGCAAATGCAGAGAAAGTAGCTAAAGAACAGAAGTATAGAGGTTTACTAGGGAAAATAGGTAGCTTTGCAGGTACGGCTTTAGGAGCGGCATTAGC